AAATATGTGAAATAAATATTAAATAGATATAATAGATAACCAGTCCAAATATAATGTTAATTAAAGGAATATTCGTTATTTTTTCAAACATTTTTCATAATAAATGAACTTATCTTTCTAAATATATACAAAATGAATAATAGGAGATGAGTTTTTAAAATGAGTTTGAGACGTGAACAGTTAATATTAAGTAGGAGAGAGTTAGTAAAAATATTAGATTTTTTAAATACTTTAAGAGACTATGGATTTGGTAGTTTTGATTTTTATTATAATGACGGTGGAGAATGTGGTCTTTCTTCTTATATGTCAAGACGTCAATTTGATAGACAGATTTTTAAAGAATTAGTTGATGATTTTAAATATGAAATGGCTGATTATTTTGATGTTGAATTATATGTTAGAACTACAGACGATGATGAGCGTGGACTTGGTGAAGTTTATGTTATAATTGGTCTTGATTAAGGTGATAGCCGTGTGTATGTCGCCTTTAAAAATCTACTGGGATAGAACAGAACATAAATTTCAATTTAATAGTAAAGACCCTGACCCTTGGCACTATGCTATTGTTCCATGTGGAAGATGTCCAGAATGTAAAAAAAAGTGGCGTACACAATTGGCTCAACGTGTGAGGTATGAATTAGCAAATTATGCAAAGAATGAAGTGTGGTTCGTGCATTTGACAGTTGATAATGACCATATTGACGAGGTTTTTCCAGATGGTTCTTTACATCATGCTTATTTTCAAAAATTTATGAAAAGATTGAGAAGAAGATTAGATTATCATCAAGGAAAAAAGATTAAGTATCTTGTTTGTGGTGAGTATGGACATGATAATGGACGTCCACACTTTCATATGATTCTTTTCGGATATAAACCTAAGGATTCAGACTTAAAATTTTATGGTACTTCTAGAAAAAAATACAATTTGTATATAGATAAATTTTTAGAAGAAGTATGGGGTGCAGGTTTTGTTAAAGTTGGAACAGTTGATGAGCATACAGCTCCCTATATGGCAAAGTATATGGTTAAGTTTGGAGAAATTAAACAAGAGGATTTTATTGTCAATGGCAAGAAAGTTAGAAAACCATACTTAGTTTACCCTAAAAAAATTTTAGGATTGGATTATTTTTTAGCAAATTATGAGCAGATATTAAACCTTGGCTATGTCTTAGATAGTAGAGGCAAACAAGTTGGTATTCCTCGGAGTTTTCTTAAATATTGTGAAAATACTGATAATATTGCTATACAAGAATGTTATAAATTGTATAAAGCTAAATGTGATTTGATTATAGCAGAGAGTAACAAAGAAATTATGTCTAAATATAATTTGCATTATTTCGATTTGTATGATTGGGTTCTCCAGCAGGGAAAAATTAAAAGAGAAATCTATAATTCTTTTAAGAATGTAAATAGATAGAACATTGGCAATTGAATAAGGAGGTGTTGATATGGAAAGTTGGAGTAAATACTTTGTATCTTTACTAGGGTTTGTAGGTTGTTTGATTTTCCTTTACAAGATAATAGAAAATATATTACAATTACCATAGGAGGTGTTGTTATATGTTTATATTTTGGCCGTTGATTTTAATTTGGTCTATTGTTATGTTTTCGATATGGCTTATAATTAAATGGATAAAAAGAAAGTAGGTGAAAAATGGGTTTATTTAGTGGAATAGGTGGTGCTATTTCTGGAGCTCTTGGAGGAATTGCCGGTGCTGTTGGTGGTGTTGCTAGTACTATTCTTGGTAATAATTCTGCTAAACATGAGGCAGAGAAAAACCGCCAATGGCAAGAACAAATGAGCAATACTTCTATTAGTAGAAGAATGCAAGACTTAAGAAATTCAGGTTTAAATCCTTTGTTAGCTGTTGAAAATGCAAGTTCTGGAGCAAGTACTCCAGCAGGAAGTCAAGCACAATTACAGCAATTTAATCCTGAATGGTTGGTGGCTCTTTCAAATGCTAAATTACAAAATGCTCAAGCTGAAAAGGTAGAAGAAGAAAAAGAAGGTATTGAGAAAGAGAATAATATGGCCGACACTAAGCATGATTTGCTTAAAAAAGAAGTTGAGTTGAAATCACAAAATATATTAACTGAAAAAATTAATCAGCAAGTTTTAAGAGCAGAAACAGAAAAAAAAGCTGTTGAAATTCTTTTGAATAGAGCACATATAAAAAATGTTAATATGTCTACTGCTGAAGCTTACGAGATTGTGCGTTGGCAACGTTATAAGAATGATATAAAATTTGATTTGTATAATAAATATCCTGAACTAAAAGAAGGATTAGGCATTATTGATGATTTTAAAGGAATGTCTACAACTGATGCTATGGCTGTTATTAATTATATGATACGTGGTAATACTGGACGTTCTTATAAAGAGTTTTCGGATGACGTTAAAAACTTTATTGATAAATTAAATATTGATAAAAAGTATATTCCAAGAGAGATTAAAGAAAATAGAATTTCAAGGTAGGTGATTAAATGCAAGATATAATTGATTTAGTTCAAGGTTATTGGACTTTGAAGAAGTTGAAAAGAGGTGGTTATTTACAAGATGAAAGATTCAATCTTACGTTTAGTGAGTTCATTGTTAGATCTGTTAGAGCTATTAAAAATTTGGAAAATGAGGAGGTAAATAATGAGATTAAATAGAGGAAGAAGAATTCAGTTTTCAAAAACATTTTTATATCAACAACAATTTATCCCATATTTACGTGGTGGAAGGAGAGTGTTCTAATTGAGTAGTAATGCAAAATTCGGCATGAAAATGCCTAACAGGGTTATATTGGATAGTAATATTTTACCCCAAGCTAAAGGAATGAAAAGTACTTTTGATTTGTCGGAATGTCTAAAAACTTGTATTGATTTCGATAATCTTTATCCTGTTTATTGGGAAGAGCTTAGCCCCGGTGACCATTTCGAGGTTGATGTTGCAAGTGTGTGTAGATTAATGCCCACTGTTGCCCCTGTGATGGACAATGTTAAGCTTAAATTTTTTGCTTTCTGGGTGCCAAATAGATTATTGTGGAAACATTTTTTGAATTTCATGGGTGAAAAAACATGGCAAGACGATCATAATGACTATCTTGTCCCTCAACTTAATATGAAAGTTGCAGAAAATACAGTTGGTGGTTTAGCTGATTATCTTGGTTGTCCTCCTACTGGTACTAGTTGCGATTATACAGTTAGTGCTTTACCTTTTAGAGCATATAATAAAATATGGAATGATTGGTTTAGAGCAAGTGAGATTCAAGAGCCTTTGACAGAGTTTACAGGTGATAACCTTGTAAGTGATAAAGCAGAAACTAAAGATACTCTTGCTACTTATAAAATATTAAAAAAGGGTAAAGCCCTTGATTATTTTACTTCTTGTCTTCCATATCCTCAAAGCGGTGAGGCAGTAACTATTCCTCTTACTGGTAGTGCTCCGGTTCTTACTGGTACTGGAATAACTAGATTGAATTTTGCCGGTATCAATCAATCTGGAGAAGTTGTCGATAATAATTCTGGAGCTGTTCAAACAAGAAATAAACAAGCAATAAATTCTAATGCAAATACTAATTTGTTTGCTGATATGTCACAAGTTACAGGAGTTACTATTGAAGCTTTAAGAAAAGCAAGTGCTTTACAGGTATTACTTGAAAGAGATGCAAGAGCTGGTGAGAGATATCCAGAATTGGTTAAAATGCACTATGATGTAACTTGCCCTGATTTCCTTTTAGGTAGAAGTCAATTTTTAGGTTCTTGTACGTCGGACATAGTTATTAATCCAGTTGTTCAAAACTCAGCTACGAATGAAGTTTCCCCACAAGGTAACCTTACAGGTATAGGAGTAGGACAACAAAATAATAACCTTTGTGAAGTTTCTGCTGTTGAACATGGAATATTTATGATTATGTGCTGTGCCTTTGCTGATGTAACATACCAACAAGGTGTTGCAAGAAAGTTTAATAAATCTTCTCGTTGGGATTATATGAACCCTGCCTTTTGGAACCTTGGAGACCAAGCAGTCTATAATAAAGAGATTTTCTTGTCTCCTGATAAAGCTACTAACGACGCTGTATTTGGATATCAAGAAAGATATAGAGAATTAAGAGAAGGTGTAAACAAAATTACTGGTAAAATGAGGTCTGGTGTTGTTGATTCTCTTGACGTATGGCATTTAGCGGAGAAATTCGAGACATTACCAAAGCTTAATAGTAAATTCTTAGAAAGTACTACACCGGTCGAACGTGTCCTTTCTGCTCCAAACGAGCCGGATATTATTATGGATATTTGGTTTGACATTAAAGCTACTAGAACATTACCTGTTACCGCTGACCCTAGCTTACTTGCTGGTAGAATATAGGAGGTGAGAAAATGGCAAAAATACCTTTTGTGACATATTTTAATAAAGATTCTTGGTCTAAAGAGAAAGGAACAATTAACAATGATTATTCTTTAACTGACCAAAGCTTTAAGTCTATGTGTGAGATAGAACAATTGTTAGTAAATTATAGAGGAACGCCGAGAACTCCAGTGTACGATATGGAGCATTACGATACTTCGAAATGGACTTTTGAGGATTGGCAAAATGAAAAAGCTAAGATTGAAAGAAAATTTTTACATTTAACTGATGAGGAGAAAACAAGATTCGGTAGTCCTGCTAATTTCTTTAGATATTGTAGTAATCCTAATAATTATGAAGTTGAGAGCGTCCCCGAGACGCAACCAATTCCAGAGCCTAAACCAAGTCCCAAGACTCCTCCTCAAGAATAGCCCTATACCGCCCCGAAAGGGGCTTTTTTCTTTTTCTAAGATACGACGAGGCGAGAGAGTACTTATATATTTTGTAAATGCTTATTAGCCGTCTTTAGCGTCGCACAAGACCGATAATAAAATTTATTCTTGACAAAATAATTATTATTTTGTATATTGAACTTGAGAGAGACACCAAAAGGGGTTTCTTTAAAAAGGGGGCATATACTGCTTGTTTTATATATGCCCCCTTGACACAAAAACAGAAAGAATTTTCACAAGTTATGAATTATGGCTGATTAGATAAGAATTAAATAACATTATCATTTCAATCATTTCAATAATAATTAATTA